CGGGTGGATTCGAACCACCGAAGCTGAAAAGCAGCAGATTTACAGTCTGTCCCCATTGGCCACTCGGGAACACGCCCATATCCTATTTGCAGTCATCGCTGACTGCCTGTATATTTTATCATCTGAAGTGGCATTTGTCAACTACTTTTTCCACGGATTTTCTCTTTTTCTGTCGTTCTCTATTTTCCTGCGTTTTACCGCAATAAAAGCACTTCCTATAACAGTAAAAGACCCCAAAACGTTTTCCGTTTTGAGGTCTCTTTGGAGCTGGTGACAGGAGTTGAACCTGCAACCCACTGATTACAAATCAATAATATTTTTCGTATTTATGCTATTTTTGCAGTAAGTGTTAGCTTGTTGTTCGCTTATGGCGTATTCTAAAAGCGATAAATCGCCCGCCTTATCTTACAACAAATGTTGCAAAAATTCAACGCATGTATGCGGAGCGTTCTTTTGTAACGGCTTCGCACAGGCCAGAAACAAGGTCTTCCGCCATGCTCCACATGTGATGCAGCTCTACGCCTGCTGCAGAATCCTCGCTGTCAACGCCGGTAAGGATTTTCTGTGCAATGCGGCGGTTTGCGTCAGCGTGCTCCATTTCTTCCCCAGAGAGCTTATACCACTCAGAAGAAGCGTAGGGGCAGACAGTTTTATAGTCCATTGCCATGCTTGCGTAGTTCATCGCATCGCTGTACTCTTCGGCCATTTGCTTTGCAGCATGAACGAGTGTGTCCTTATACCCTGCAAACTTTGCTTCGTCCATCATAACCAGGTCCTCCCCCTTACAGTTTTTCCACGGCCACAGCCATATTGTTCACCACGGCAGCAGTACCGGTCAGCAGGAAGCTCAGGATAGAGCTTTCGCAGCCGCACGCATTGCGCACCAGGAAAGTCAGTGCCAGATTGGTCGGTGCAGCCGCAGCGGCCACAACCTGAGAAGCGGTAGCGCCGATGACAGCCACGCCGTCCTTCTGGCCGGTCAGGGTCACGGTGCCCGCAGCCGTGGGAGCCAGTGTAGCAGACACGGTCACATGGTAGTAGCCCTGACCCAGCAGGGTGATGGCGTTGCCGTCCTGCCGGATGTTACAGCCAAACCGCCGGGAAGTGGTGCCGACAGGAATAACATCGTTTACCGCCACGGTCTGAGCCGAGGTGTTGGCGGTATAAATCGCAGATTTAGACATAAAAATCTCCTTCCTTATATAAAAGGCGGAGCAGCCTTTGCCGCCCCGCCAATCCTCGCCTAAAGGGCGTATGTGTTAGATGTTGCCGCAGACGTTATTGCAGCCGCAGAAGGGGCTCGGGCCCGCATTGTAGGAGTAGCCGTTGGGGTACTTCACAACGCCGTACATCTGGGAGGCCAGCTCCAGCTGACTGATCCTCTGATTCTGGGCCGCGATGGTCTGCTCATACTGCTGCTTCTGCAGCTCGGCAAACTTTGCGTCAATGTTGGAGTTGATCGCGCAGGTCTGCTTGTCCATCTGGGCTGCCAGATTGGCCGTTGCCAGACGGTTGTCGCAGCAGCACTGAGCAAGCTGTGCCTGGATGCCGTTGCCGGTCTGCAGGATGGTTGTGTTGGTGCCTGCCTGAGCCAGAGCAACTTCTTTGCCCAGCTGGCCGATGCCTCCCTGCATCTCATAGCCGAGATTACAGATACCGTTGCCGATGTTGGTCAGGCGGTCGTTGATCTGGCCGAACTGCTGGCCGAAAAGAATTTCCTGCTGGCTTGCAGCGGTGGCGTACTGGCCGAACTCGCCGGTGCGGTTGCCCCAGAGACCATTGCCGCCCATAAAGACGAACAGGAAGAGGATGATGATCCACCACGCGCCGCCCTGGCCCCAGCCGTCGTTATCGTTGCCACGGGTCACGGCAGCGATATCGCTCAAAGACATGTTATCCATAGTTGATTTCCTTTCTTGCGAATAGTGAAATTATTTCAAATCGTGGCCACGATTTTTCGATTACTTGATGAAAGGCATGATCTGCTTTGCCATCGCTTCCAGCTGGTGGTACTGCTCATCTGACATTTTGCCGGACTTGCGCAGCTCTTCCACCTGCTTTTGGGGATCTCCCTGGAAAGCGGAGCGGAACTGCTGAAATTGCCGGAGAAGCTGCATCATGTTGTTCATCGGGCCTGGCATCGCCGGGCTTCCTGAGCCGCCCAGGAACTGCATCAAAGGATTTGCCATACCTTAACCCTCCTTTGCCCGTGCGGGCCTTGCAGGAGCCGCCGGGGCCGTCTGATACTGCGCCATCACGCGCTCCACTTCGGCCTTTACGGCAGCCTGTATCTTCTGATCTGCCTGCGCAGAGGTTAGATACTGCGTCTCTGCCGGTGTCTGCATCGCCGCCGGGTCGATCTTTGTCAGGCGGTAGTACTCGCCGGACGCATAGCCCATCGTGTCTGCCTTTTTGACAGCCATGACAGGCTCGTTTTGCACCATGATCCAGCGCGTTTCGCCGGGCTGTACCATGACTTTGTCCACATCCGCGATTGTCGGCACCATCGTGAAGGGGCTTTGTCCCCCGCTCTGTGGAGCGGCCTGCTGGGCCATTTGCTGCTGATACTGGCCTTGCCCAAAGCCCATCGGTGACATCCCACTGTAAGGGTTCGATTGCCAGCCGCCAAAAGGATATGCCATAAAGCTTCCCCCTTTCTTCTGGGATAATTTTATCTCTTTCCCGGAAAGCGAGAGACAACGAACGCACAACGAAGGACAAAAAAAGAAAAGCGCCCACACGGCATTACACCGCATGAGCGCTTAATTTTCAGCTATTCTATTTTACAGATTCTTGATTTGTTCCAGCGTCAATTTTGTCAATAGAACAGCATGGTTTACCGTGCTATAATATATTTATGGTCAAGAGGGGCGGAAAGGAGAACGCCCATGAAGTTCAAAGAGTTTCAACGGCTGAACCGTGAACAGCAGCGCAAATTGTTTGAGCAATATAAAAAAGAGTGGTTAGCCGCTCGTAACAGCTAATCACTCCAAGCACAAGAAGCAACCATAGCAAAAGCCCCTCTTGTACCTTTATTTTATATTATTTCACGGAGAAAGTAAAGGTATTTTACAATGAACTATCCTTTTACGCGCGATTTTCTCCTGAAGCCGTCTGGCTTGACCGATGCCGACCTTGATGAAATGCTGAGAGACTGCGCCGATGATGTCTGCAAACTTATGAACTTCGCTTATGCAGAGGGTGTAAAGGCCGGTAAAAAGGCGGTGGGCGCATGAGTGATATTGTTCTTTCCACCCAGAACGGACAGGCCGTGGTATCCAGCCGGGAAGTGGCGGAGCGTTTTGGCAAGAACCACAAAGATGTTCTCCGCGCTATTGAGAATCTGGCGGCGCAAAATTGCGCCACCAAATCATTTTTTTACGAAACCACGTTTGAAAACCGAGGAAAGCTGTACCCCATGTACTTGATGAACCGCGACGGGTTCTCCTTGCTCACCTTTGGTTTTACTGGTGATGAAGCGCTTGACTGGAAATTGAAGTACATCCAAGCCTTTAACGAGATGGAGAAGAAGCTGACCACGCCCGAACCTGAACCGCCGGAGCTGGCACTATCCAAAGCGCTGGTGATGGCGCAGGGCATCATTGCCCGGGAACAGGAACGCTCCAAACAGCTCGAAAAGGAAAACGCCAAGCTCAAGCCCGCCGCCAAGTACGCCCACAATATGCTTTTGAGTGACGAAACGCTCACCATGACGCAAATTGCGCTCAATTTTGGTATGACGGCCAACAAGCTCAATAAGCTGCTGGAAGAATGGGGCATCCAGCGCAAAGTGAATGGGCAGTGGATCCCGAAGCGGAAGTATATCGATAAAGGTTATACTGTAAGTATTCCGGTTGAAATTGGCAACGGTGAGACCAAAGAGAGCACCCGCTGGAACCGCACCGGGCAGGCTTTTATCTACAAGCAGATGTACGACCACGGCTATTTGACCGTGAAGGAACAGGCCGAGCAGAAAGCGAAGGAACGCAAGGTACTCCCCGCCCCTGCTGAACAGCTCGCATAAATAAAAAAACCCCCGATGCTCCAAACGGAACACCGGGGGTTTGCTTTACTCAAAAACTTTTTCAATGCCTTTCAGCCGATAGCCTATCGCCGTCCGGCTGTAATGCGTCTGCGCTGCAATGTCCGGCAGCGGAAGCCGCTCAACGTACCGCAACCGGGCGATTTTCCGGTCTACCCTCCCAAGCGGTGCGCTCTTGATGGCGGCGGTCATCTGTTGTCGGTCAAGTCCTTGCAGCGCAGCGGGCAGCACTACACGAGCCGCCGCCACAGGCAGCACCGAGCCAGAAAGGCTGCGGCAACTGTCCGGCGTTGCGCACCACATTGCCAAGCACAGAAATATGGTAACCTGTACAAACGTCTGTTCCAGCGCGGTCAGAATTTGTTTGGATAATACTTTTTGAGCATCTCCACGGGTTAAGCGGTTCGTATGTAGTTCCTGCCATGATATCCTCCTTACTGCTTTTCCAGCGCCGCTTTCATGCGGTCAAAGAAAAACTGAATCACGGTGCCGATGGTCTCATCGGTGATGGCCCACGAGATAAATCTCCCCCACTTGCTGGCGTTGAGGGCCATGCGGAGCATCTGCGCCACCCACGCCTTGCGTTCTGCGCCTCTCTTGGTGCCCTGAATCTCTTTTTCGGCCTGCTCGATCAGGTCGAGCACAGTGCCTTTGACAGCCGCGCCATAGCCCAGCCGGATACAGCCCAGGGCGTAAAACGCAAAGCCGCCCAGCATAAGCACGAGGGCCACAGGGGCGGGAAGTGCGGTCAAAATGTTATTGATTGTTGCCATGTATTACTCTCCTCTCTCTTTTTCGAGGTCTTCGATGCGGTGATTCGCCACCTTGATCTGCTCTTCCAACACTGGTACACGCTTGGCGAAGTTGTTGTGCTCCCGAACTTCCCGGGTCAGCTCGTCCAGCTTAGTGTCAGTAATGGCCTGCTGTTTTTCCAGCTTTGCGTCCATGTTTTGAGCGGCCCTGCTGTTAGAGATAAGCACGCCGATCAGGCTCAGGCCGCCAGTGATGAGTGCTACGATGATTGCATCGCTCATGCGCCCTCCCGGAGACGGGTCAGACCCTTCTTGCGGATGATTTTCGGGTAGTTCACGGTGGTCACGTTGAGGTCAACGTTGCCGGAGATGCCAGGCACGCGGCCTTTGCTGGTGTGCTGGTGGGCATTGTACTTGAAATCCACCTTCGGGGTCTTGCCGGTGTAGTCCGCAAGCCATACGTCCCACCGGGAGGACAGCCTGGCCATATCCAGTTCGTATTTGTAGCCGGTGTAGGTGTAGAGTTGGGCATAAAAGCCCATCTTTTCCACCTGTTCCAGCGCGTAGGCGGCGAGGTTGGTGAGGTCGAGGGTGCTCATGGGCTTGAGCTTGTTTTCCTCCACGTCCACGCACACGGGCATGGTGAGCTCTTTGCCCCGCACCGCTTCCCGCACAAGGGCAAGCTCTGCATTGGCCATCGCTTCGCTGGTGGCGTAGGTGTAGTAATACACGCCCACGTCCAGCCCGGCAGCCCGGGCGTTGCGGTAGTTCGCTTCAAAGGTCGGGTCGATGTACAGGCCGTCCGACCGCTTGGAGAGCTTACGGTTAGTGCTCACGGTCTTGAGCATGGCCCCCTTGTAGCCCGCAGCAGCCACCTGTGCCCAGTCGACGGTGCCCTGATACCGGCTCACGTCAATGTACCGGTAAGGCGGCTCACCTGCCCACCCGGTCACGGTGTCCACAGTGGGCACGTCCGGTGCAGGAGCAGGCGCTTCTTTGTCAGCGCTGTCTCCGGCAGCGTGGGAGAGGGCAGAAAAGATATCCCGCAGGAAGTCAAGCATTGCTTTCCACCTCATAAAACCCCTCCTCCGTCAGCTTTGCCAGCACAGCATCCTTGTACCGGTCAGGCACGTTGTCGATGGTAAAAGCGCCGTCAAAGCGGTGCAGCTTGATTTGGGTCACATAAAACAAAACCATAACATCCTCCTTACTGTGCGGCCAGTAGGTCGAGCATAGCCGCTTCCAGAGCAGCAAGGCGCTCTTCTGCGGTGGGCAGCTGTGCCTTTTCCTCTGCTTCCTTGCGGGCCTTTTCCTGTGCAGCCAGCTCTTCGGCGGTGTACAGCACATACCGCTGTACCTCCACCTCTTCGTCGTAGGCTTCCTGTGCTTCCACGCCGGGCACGTCCACCACCTTGCGGACATCACGGCCTTTTTCGCGACCATCTGCGTCATAGTAGATTGCAGGGGTTCCGTCCGGCAAGGTTTCGGTCTCGTAGTGGCTGACCTCTTCCACGCCCGCCACAGCATCGTGATGGATGGTCTGGGTCTCCTGCTTGAGGGAGCCTTTCGTCAGGTCGGGGGTGGCGATTTCTACGCCGTTGCTGTCGATGATCTTCATGTGTGCTCCTTTCGGTTATGCAACTCTCCGCCATAAGTACATGCAGTATGCCGGGGGTTGGACAGTGGTGGACTTGCCGTAGATAGAGTTGGAGTTGGCGGCACTAAAGCGAAGGTCGTGTATTAACGCGCCGCCTAGTCCCGTTGCTGGATATTCATAATTGGCTCCATCCGCAAAGTAAAACGCTCCTTCTGCGTCGGCATTAAAAATGCCATACTGACTGGTCACTTTAGCCGTAATGTTCGGCAGTCCTGCCTCTACCGTTGTACCAGCCGGATGCGTGTCGCTCGCACCCATGATAAATTTGCCCTCAATTCGTTCCCATGTGCCGCCGTACAGCTCGGCAGGGCTGGTTGCGTTTTCGCTGATGTACAGACTGCCCACGGGGTGGTCTCGCTCGACTACCGCCGCAAGGACTTGCTGATAGATAGCATAGGCATCAGGGCCAATGCCATTTTTGAGTTCTCCTAGTGCCATCGTTTCTCCTTTCGGTTATGCCACTCTGCGCCAGATGTACACGGAGTAGTAGGGAGGAATGCTAGAGCTAGATGCAGTGTTTCCTGTAACGGAGTATGTTTCTCCACCGGGCTTCTCACCGTATGTCGAGGAAAATCCATCATTGGCGAGTGTATACTGTCCGTCATTAACTTTTTTGTTATTATCGTTCCATGATTGTGTTTTGTAGTTATATGTGGTAATGGCGGATGTCGGATATCCGACCAAAGCACCAAACAGCCACATAAACTCTAATTTGTACTCATGTTCATGCGCCGTGCTACCTCCCGTACTCCCTGCCGGGTAGGTATCACTTGCACCCATGATAAATCTGTTCTCAATTCGTTCCCATGTGCCGCCGCCAAATGTCACAGCCGGGTTTTCCGGGCTGATGGTCTGATAGATACTACCCACAGGATGTGCCGCAAGCAGGAAGTTGGAATAGATTGAGCCGTCACCATAGAACTGGCCACCATACTTGATGGGATACCACCGGGCGGAAATTTCCGCAGTCGGAATGTTGTGCGCACGGATACGGATAGCTCCGGTTCGAGTTTCGGGGTTTACGAGCATAGCTTTACCGGCTACGTCTGCGCTTGCGGGGTCGATGCTGACAGATACCACAGTCGTGGACGTAACGTCCGCTGTAATGTCAATGTAATGCGGGTACTCTGCAACTTCTGTGTCTGTTTGCCACCCCGTAATTGGAATAGAAAGATCATGTGGAACGACGGAGTCTGCTTTGCCCTTATTCAGCTCCTTTGCCGCCTTCTGTGCGTTGTTGACCTGCCTCATCAGGTAATTGTACCCGTGCTGGTCGTCCAGGCCAGCTTCTGCGCCGGTCGGGGCGATGATCTGACCGGATGTCCAATTTTCCGGGAGATCAGCGGGAAGAGGAATGTTTTTCAGGATATCATCCGCCATAAAGCAATGTTCCCTCCTTGAAAATAATGGTGTGTTTGAGCTTTGTTCTGGACGTGGTTTCGATGCTAACATCGTCCTGTGTGAGGGCGGCTCCGAACGCATCTTGCGCGGAGATAGCAGAGACTTTTGTGATCTTTTCCGATGGCAGAAGCTCATACTGCAGCGTGACTGCCGCACCGGAAAGGCTCTTTGCAAGGTTCGGAACGGTATAATTGCCGTTCAGCTGCACCATGTTGATGTGATCCGCCAGGTACGAGGCAAGGCTTGCCAGAAACAGCGGGGTCACAGATGCAGAAGCGGGCGCGGCGGCCGTCACCGGGACAAAATTATTTTGTCCCGGTGACGCAAAGGCATCCTTGCCCAAAAGCCAGCTGCCCAGAAGATAGTGATACCGGCTTCCGCTTGCCAGCACGGTGTCCGCGCCCTCCAGAATAGAGAGATTTACGTCCACGTCCGTTTTTTCGGTAATGCCAAAATAGCAGTCCGATGCGTACAGCGTTTCTCCCGCATCGTTCAGGAGCTCATAGTGGTTGACGGTCGAATTACCTGCCTCCGGTTCAATGGATGCTTCCAGCTTCAGGTTCTCACCCGCGATCATCAACGTTTCAGAACCCACCTGCAGTGTCGCAGATGCAATAACGCTTTTCAGCGGTTTCACGGTCGTTGCGCGGTTGAGCCGTGCCGTCGTGGCAAGCTCTGCCGCCTTGTGGGCCACGTCCAGAAGAAGCGTCCGCGTCAGTGTCGGCGATGCAGCAGCCTTTGCGGTCGTCCATCCTCCGAGCTCGGCAAACGGCTTTTTCCCAAGGGCCCAGCCGCCCAGGCGATACTGATACTCGTATTTCTGCACATCGACCTGCTCTGTGATCAGGATCCCGGTCTTGAGGTACGGCATACTGATAAAGACAATGTGAGCGGGTTTGATTTGGTTGATCAGGTGCGTCACCTCGTCGTAGTACGACTGGCTCTTTGCGCTCGTTGCAAGCCTCAGCTCGTAGAGCGGGTATGTGATGGAGCACGTCCATTCACCAGCGCCAATCAGTTCATCCAGCTTCTGATACAGAAACCCCAGTGTGTAGGGCGGGCGGGTCGCAATGCGGGTCATTACACGCTGCCTGCGGAACTCCAGAGATTCCTTTTCTGGGACAGCCACGATGTGAAACACCTTTTCCCACTGTGCAACGGAATCCTCGTCCATGGTCTGGAAAAAGAAGTTGCTTTGAACCCCTTCCACGGAACCAGCCAGCAGGTCAAATTCCGCTTTTTCAGCAGTGCAGATCTGCTGATAGTCCTGCACTTCCCGGTAGATGGTCGGCAGCAGCGGAAGCAGGTCGTGCGAGAGATCAAGCTTCATGCAGCGTCACCGTCCCAACCACAGGGACCTGCTGCCGTTCGCCGGTCTCTGTCAGAATCAAATCGTCCGCTGCTCCGTTCAGCTGGACGTTTGTCACGTTTACCACGCCCTCTGCCGTGATGATGGCCGCAGATACGCGGGCCGTGTAGACGTTGGCGCTGTATTCAATGCTGGTTTTGCTGATATTGGTCGCCCAGCTTTTCCGTACATTGAGCAGATATGCCTCCAACGCCTCCCGTACCGCGGTGCGAACTGTATCCAGCGAGTAGCTAGGCAGGAGTGTCACCGATGCGGTGACCGAAACTTCCAGCTTTTCCGGGGCCGTGATCGTTGCCTTTGCACCGATGGGCGCAAGACCGAGCCCCTGCCCGGAGTTTGGCACCGGGTCGATGGCGTTCTGAATGGTCTGCACAAGGTCGGTGGATGCAGGCAGCCAGTCCGCACCCAGAACGGAGCAGAGCACCGTGCCGCCGCCTCTCCATGTCGGGTATACCTGCACAGCGCCCACGCCGTCCAGCTTCTCGATTTCCTCCTTGTACTGCGCCACATTGCCGCCAAAGGAGCGGCTGTTCAGCGCCGCTTCGATGCGGACGCGGAATTCGTCATCGGTCTCGGTCTCGTCTCCTGGTGTCAGGATATCCGAGATCCGGGCAGAAGTCAGGCCCTGAATGGTGTCGATGTGTAGGATAGGGCCGGTGTAGTCGTTGCCGATGGTGCCGGGCGTTTCGGCCAGAAGGCGGTAGGTGTGCCCGGAACCCAGAGCGGACAGCGCAATAAAATTGATACTGTCCGCGCCGTTGATGGTAGAGAACCGGCTGCCCAGCGGGATATCAATATTGAACTCGCCTTTTCGCACCGCTGCCGTGGCCTGCTTGCGGGTAACGCTGGCGATGGGGGCCAGCAGATCCAGCGCTCTGCCGGTGGCTGTCTGAAAAAACGCCTGCCGCTGCACCAAGTTCAGGGAAAGGAAGAACCCCTCAAAGACATAGGCGGCGGGAGAAAGAGCCGTTGGGATGGGGCTTGTGTCCCGCTTGTCGTAGTCGTCCGGGATCTGAGACAGCATATAGTCCAGAATGGCCCGGTACTGTGCGGTAGAAAAATCGATCATGCTGCGGTGTTCACCTCCGTGCTTGCCTGCATTTCGCCGTAGATTGTGGAGACGGTAAAGGATGCTGTCAGGGCCTGTCCCTGCACCGTGTAAGAGAAGTTCTTCACGCCGGTCACCCGGTCGTCCACGGTCAGAGCCTCTTCCAGGCGGCGCTGCAGTTCGGCAGCCACATAGCCCGGGTCTTGCCCCAGCAGCCCCTCCCACTCCATGCCGCTGTAAGAGCGGAAGATCTGCCAGCGATAACGTTCCACGTTCAGAATGATGGTCACGGCCTGTTTTACGGCCTCGTGCCCATCACATTCCCCGGTGATGCGGCCAGATGTCTGGTCAATGAACCAGGTTCTGGACGGCTGAGAAACGTACTCCACGCCGCCGGAAAGGTCGATAGACGCGCCTGTAGGAAGCGTAGCCATTACGATTCACCTCCGTATACTCTGGAAAGAACAATGAACTTCTGCCCGCTCTGAACGCGGAGGAGCAGCACTTTGTCCCCGGCCTTCAGGGCCGGGTTCAGGATGATGTACTTTTTGTCCTTGCTCAAAGGCAGCGCAGCGCCGTTTTCCCAGCCCACAAAGTTTTCTGCCTGCACTTTTGCATCAAATCCATCCGGCAGGGCCGACCACTCCGTAAAGTAGGGCGGAGCCGTGAACGCGTCCTCGCTGGGGCCGGACGGTGTTACGTGCTTGTGCTGCAGGATCTTGATCTCGTGCCGGTGGCGCAGGATGGGAATTTTCTTTTCAATGACAGGCTCTGCCAGGTAAAGCACAGCCTGCTTCAGCGGGGCCATTGCTTCACTGATCTGGATCTCCAGCTCATCATCATCCGGTGGGGCCTTTGTCACTGTTCCGATCTGCAGGTCTGTGGGCTGCCCGGCATCGTTGGTCTGCCGGTTGATCTCCTGCAATACTCCCAGTAAATCCACGCTTCTCCCTCCTTACAGTGCTTTTGCTTCCAGCTCCATGGTGTGCTCGTCATTTTTGAAGGTGTGCTCCGCCTTTTCCAGCATGACATACCGTTTGAACGGTTCGCCGTCCAGATCGGACAGGTTCACCAGGATCAGCGCCCCGGCCCGCAGACCCGGAACGCCAAGAGAAGAGAACTTGAGCTGCTGCAATACCCGGTTGTAATACTCCAGGCTCACTTTCGCCTGTTCCTTTACCTGAGCGTCGTTGGCGGCCTCGTCCACGGTCTGGTACAGCTGCAAAAGGCCCCACTTCCCGATGTGTTCCGAATCCTTCATCACGAAAACATCCGCCTTTCCCGTCTTCTGATTGGGCCGGGCCAGCTTGATGCTGTTGTAGGTCTGGGTGTCGATGGAGGAATCGAAGGTGTAATTCGTCATCAGGCTGTAATCACCGATGACGATATCGGTTTTCAGGTCGTTGGCCTCCTTGAGGGCCAGCCCGTCGCCGGAATCGTAAAACACATAGACCTTGCCGGTGTTGAGCAGGGTCTTTTGCAAGGCGGTGTTGATGATGTCGATGCAGCTTTTGTCCTGCATGATGAGGGAGGGCAGCTTATAGCCGGTGTCGGCCAGCTCGCCCACGTCCAGCTCAAAGTCCTCCGCGATCTGCCGGATGATGTCCCCGGCACTTTGGCCGTAGAAGGAGTAACTGGCATTGGCCTTGAGATACCGGATGCGGTCATAGCAGACCACGTCCACCGGCCCCCAGCGGTCAAAGCCCCGGGTGAACACCCAGCCGTAAAACTGCAGCTGACCATTCACAGAAAAGCGGATCACGTCACCCTCTTCCAGCTTGGATTCCGGGGTGCGAAGATAGGTAAAGGTCAGCTTGCCCGGCTGGCCGGTGCGCTGGGTAGACCAGACCACCTGCGTGGTGCTGTTGGTCAGGTTCAGGGTGTTTCCGGTGGCTTTCTGAGCGGCCAAAAGCTCATAGGTCATCCTTCCACCTCCTGCAGGCTGTTCTCCGGCATCCAACCCAGCACAGTGCCGCCGGTGTCTGCCACACAGACGGGGCAGGGCCGGGCGCGGTCGATGATGCGCCGCACCACAACGATCTGTCCATGGATGCTGGTCAGAACTTCCTCCCCGCTGCCGGTGCCGTAGACTTTTCCGGTGGCTTTCCGTCTGGCCCCCACAACAAGCTTGTCTGAGGGGGTGCTCCTGGTGGGGGTCAGGGAGAGCTTTACAGCTCCTGCGGCATCCACCGCAGAGTTTACCGCCGTAGATGCTGAAACGGCCCGTGCGGCCACGCTGGCCACGTCAGAGATGATGCTGGCAGGGGAAAAGGTTCCGGTCTGGCCAGCGCCCTGAACAACAGCCCTCTGTGGGGAGTAATCCTTGTACTCGGTCAGGCTCAGGTCAAAATAGAAATCTCCCGTCTCCGCGCCGCGCTCCTCTGCCTTGAAGCTGGTAACGAGGCACCGAAAGCCCAGGCTCGGCCCCAAGAACGGTACGCCGTTCTCATAGAACCGGACGGGCGTGTAGACGATGGGGGACTTTTTCTTCATGGCGGTGGTGAAGAATGCCATATACACCGCTGGGGGAAGATGAATGCCGGTCTGGCCCGGCAGCCGCCGCCCGGGCAGCAGGCCCGAAATGGACACGGTGCGCAGGTTCGGCGTGCGGGGCTGCATGATAGGGCCAAGGCCCAACACGTTATAAGTTCCGTTGTCGGCAGAAAAGGTCTCTGGAAGCTTTTCCGGGTTGATGGGCAGAGCAATCACCGCTGCGCCGCTGGAAAAATACAGTTTGTACAGGGACATCTCTTTCTCCTTACTGCACGGTGACGGTGCTGCCTGCGTTCATCATATCCAACAGAAGGTCCCGCAGGTTGTCTGCCAGATTTCGGGCATCCTTTTCGGTGTTGCCGGTGTTCTGCCCCTGCACAGTGATCATTGGGGTCTGGCTTGTCAGGTTGACATTGTTGACGTACTTGCGCTCTGCCACATCCACCAGCATCTTGATCTGCTCGTCGGACAGATCCACGGTCTTTGCGATCTTGCCGGTGTTCTTGTCGATGTTGCCCAGCAGGTCTTTCACGTCTGCCGCCTGCGGAATTTCCAGCTGTCCCGTGCTGGTGCCCATAAGGCCGGATTTTCCGAGGTTCGCACCCCAGTTATAACCGGCTTTATAGGACTTGCCCAGGTCGAAGTTCTCAATGGGCTTCATGTAGTCAGTCCAACCCATCGAATTTTTTCGATTCTGGTTTTCATTTTTCTTTTGTTCTACATAAGAATTGAATCCAAGTCCTTCTGTAAAGCCAAAGTGCTCACCGATAACAGGGATTTTTTGCACAAGCTTTTCAAATGCTTGCGCAATTCCTTGAACCCACTGCAAAAAAGAAATATACAAATCGTTTAACATAATGGTAAACGACTGTCCAAAATTGTCCGTCGAGTTCAAGAAAAAGTTGATGAGTGCCGCAAAGCCATTCCAGACCGGAACGACAAAAGTATTTAGAGCAAACGCCCCCATCGTTGTAAAAGCTCCGGTAATGATGCCCGTGGCCGAAATGCTGGAACCGGTCAGCTTGTTGAATGCTGCCACACCTCCATACAGAGCAGCCACCAGCACCAGAACTGCCGCAGCAGTCAGGGCGATGGGATTCGCTGCCATAACAGCGTTATAGAATGCCTGCATGGACGCGGCTGTTTTTGTAGCCGTTGCAAGGATGTTTGTCCAGTTGGCGGCGATCAGGAGCACGCCGAACGCCGCGCCCAGGCTGACTACCAGAGGAATTGCAACATCCAGATTGTTTGCCACCCAGTTGATGGCCGTCAGCAGCGGGTCAAGCGCCCGGACGGCGGTATTGCTTGCCACCGTCCAGACCTGCGCCCAGGTCATGGGGGTCTTTTCAAACTCTGCGTTCGTGTCCTTGGCCGCCGCAAACAGTGCGTTTTTCACAATGTCAGCGGTGATCTGTCCCTGAGAGCCCATCTCGCGCAGCTCGCCCACGCTGACTTGCATATAGTCTGCAATGGACTTTGCAAGGGCCGGGGCCTGCTCCATCACGCTGTTCAGCTCATCGCCGCGCAGCACGCCAGATGCAAGCCCCTGTTCCAGCTGGAGGATCGCTGCCTGCGCAGACGAACCGGACGCACCGGAAAGGGCCAGCTGCTTGTTCAGCTGCTCTGCGAACTGCACGATCTCTTTGGAACTGCTGAATGCATCACCGGCCATTGTGCCCAGCTGGGAGACCAGCCCCATCGTATCGGTGAAGCTGCCCCTGGAACGCTGAGCCGACTGGTAGATCATTGTTTCCAGCTCCTGCGTGGTTTGCAGGCCGTCGTTCATTCGATCGAGCCGGGCACGCATGGAGACCAGACTGTCAGACAGGTCAACGGCCTTTTTCAGACCCTGAATGCTGATATAGGACGCAACAAGGCTTTTCAGACTTTGCGTCAGCTGATCCGCTGATTTTTTTGCTTCATCCGTGCTCTTTTTGTGATCTCTGTTTGCTGTGGTAGCCTTCTGTGCGGCTTCTGCCGCCTTTGTAGCTGCGGATGCAAGCTCTCCCAGAGTGTCTTTTTGCTCTTGCATAGATTTAGCTACATCAGTTTGCGCCCTCGCCATATCTGCCAGAGAACTGTTCACGTTCACAATAGCGTCCACGACCTTAGAAAAATCTCCATTGGCAGAGGTTCTCAGAACGCCAGTTGCTACCGCCGCTTTTTGAGCGTATTTTAGATATCTCGAAAATGTTGAGGAAAACCGATCCTGAAGGACAAGCGTTTCCTGAATTTTAGCCATTTCGTCCCGCCTCCTTCATCCGCTGGGTCTCCTCTCTGCGCTTCTCCATGGAGCGCAAAGCAAATGCCCTGACCAGCGCCTTTTCACGCACCGGCAGGGCATCGTACTTGCCCGGGGACCAGCTGAGGTTATCGAAGCAGTAGTATGCCACCAGCACGTCGATATCCCAGCTGCCCCCGGAGATCAGTTTTTTGCCTCTTCGTCCAGGCTCTTGTCAAAGCCGGAGAGCTTGCTCACGGCATCGATCAGGCGGCCAAACTCACCGGCCAGAAGCATCTTGCCGGGAACCTGAACCGGGTCTTTGGTGCCGTATTTCTCACACAGCTCCGCGCTGCGGAAATCCGGGAAAACAGTAGCTTCCACGATAGTGCGGGCACTCAGCTCGTTGGCATCAATGGAATCCTGCCACTGGCCGTCCACCTTTTTCTGCCGGGTGGCTGCCTTGATGATGGCAGCGTTCTCCTCCTGGGTCAGGGAGCGGATCTTAAAGGGGACAGGTTTGCCGTCCTCACCCAGAAAGCGCTTGGAGATGATGACCTCTTTTTCCTCGCGGGTCACAGCGGGATGCAGAAATGCAGAAAGTGCGCTCATAAAAAATACCTCGTATAATAAAATAGTAGTATTTATAGACCGCTCTCCAGCGGAATGCTACAATAGTTTCAGGGTGCTGTGGATTGGTGAGGCGTTACTACCGCAAAGACGGTTTTTGGGAGGCTCCAACCACAGCTTCTTTGTTGAAATGTTAATCAGTTAGATACCGCCAGACGGTTTATTTAGAACGAGGTTACAAGAGCAAAGAAGTCTGTGGTCCTGAACAGCATCGAAATAAATATACCGGAGGTATCAAAATGGTTTGTGTTGGAATTGATGTTGCCAAGGATAAGCATGACTGCTGTATTCTTGATTCAGACGGAATGGTTCGTGCTGACTGCTTTACCATCCCCAACAACATGGATGGATTTAAGCAGCTGCTTCAAACGATTCGAAACTGCACCAAAAAGTCAGACAAAATAAAAGTAGGACTTGAGGCTACCGGACATTACAGCTACAATATTCTTGGGTTCCTTCTTGACAACGGTCTGCCAACTTATGTCATTAACCCTTTGCACACCAACCTGTACCGAAAAAGTCTCAGCCTTCGCAAAACCAAAACCGATCGTGTGGATGCAAGAACGATTGCAACTATGCTATTGTCCGATGTAGACCTCAAGTCCTACACGGATATAGCATACCATAACGAAGAGCTAAAGTCACTAACAAGATACCGATTTGATAAAGTTCAGGAATGCGCTAAACTAAAGCAATCGGTGTCCAGATTGGCTACGATTCTGTTTCCCGAATTGGAAGGGCTTGTTTCGTCTATCCATGGCACTTCAATCTACGCACTTCTCAGCGAATATCCCGGTGCAAAGCAAATTTCAGAAGTCCATCTTACCAAGCTGACAAACCTTCTTACAACAGCGTCCAAAGGACGCTACGGAAAAGAGAAAGCCATCCAGATTCGAGAGGCAGCCAGAGCTTCTATTGGCTCTGTCATGCCTGCCAAATCTTTGGAATTGAAGCATACCATTAAACTCATTCAAGAACTTGCCTCCGAGATCGACGAAATTGAAGATTCTATTCAGAAAATCATAGATGAGCTCAATCCACCAATTCTCTCGATTCCCGGCATGGGAGTAAACTCCGCTGCTGTGATCCTTGCAGAAATCGGGGATTTCTCCAATTTCAGTTCTCCTGACAAAATTCTTGCTTACGCTGGCTGCTCTCCATCTACATACCAGTCCGGAAAACTCACGAACTGTTATGCTCACATGGAAAAACGTGGCTCCCGCTACCTGCGACATGCCCTTTACAACGCAACCAAGTACGTCTGCTACTGGAATCCTGTCTTTGCTGAATACCTTGCCAAAAAACGTGCCGAAGGAAAACACTACAATGTTGCCCTGTCCCATGCCATGAAGAAACTCGTGCGGCTGATCTACGCTTTGCAGAAGTCTGGAAAAACATATCTTACAGCTGCATGATTTTCTCCTGAGCCTGAGCTAATTCCAACAGAAACTTAGCTGGCGCAGCGAACCCTTGACGAACCGAAGCATTCAAATGCTATTCTGTTTCTGCGAGGGTTGGCCGGGCTTGCTTTGCTGTTCTCTCCGTCGCCCTCGCTGTTCCAAGACCAGCATTTGAATGCTGTTTGTCAGGGGCAGCGGTCGGTTGGCGGATTTTTTCATTTTGGGGCTTGACTTTTAATAGTTAGTCTCCCGTGCAGCAGGGTGATTTTAGCGGTCATGCTCTGCCGGAGGCTTGGTGCGGGGCTTTTCCGCCGGAGGTTCATCAGGCACCGGCAGCACCAGCAGACGATTGCCCAGTTTCAGAAAGGCTTCCGGCTGATGGAAAAGCTGCTCATACTTCTGCGCCAGTTCCGGGGTCAGGGATGCAAAATCCTCCTCGCCCAGTCCCACTACCAGAAAGTCTCCGGCAACGGCATCGTACATCTGCCCGTTCTCATCCCGAAGGGCACGGTTCAACGGCAGTCCCATGAGCTTACCATCGTCATTGCAGATGATAGCCACCGGATCTGCAAAGGGGTAAACAGCAGCAATCGTGCCGCCCACCGCCTGCTGCAAGGCTTTCAGGTTATTGTCAATCTCGACCTGCTGCGGATACTGTCCCGGCGCAATTTTCAGCACGGACAGGGTGTTTTCAGCCATGCGAATCCTCCTCTCCGTTCAGTCCGATCTCACCGCTCCGTGCCGCCTGCATCAGAGCCGCCACGAAGAATCCGAAAATCGCACCGGCTTCAAAAAATGCGAATCCGATAAAAAAGTTCAGCATAGCACACCTCAGTCGATGCAGATGCAGGTCAGCTTCTGCCCATCTGCCATCAGGGTGGTGCTGTGGCTTTCCAGATAGGTCTGAAAGCGGTAAATATCCTCCACCGTCAGGGACACGATGGTACTGTGCCCATCGGTGCGGTAGAAGATGACCGGGCCGGTCAGGTACCGCTTGCCTGCCAACTTGAGGACCTGCGCCGGATTGTAGCTGATAAACAGCGGCGCACCCTTCACGGAAATCAGGGCATCGTCCTCGTCAAAACAAGGCAGAATGGAAGGGGCATCCTCCTCCACGATAATGGTCAGTTCCATGTCCGGGCCGATGGCGGCAAGGTAGACATTCTCGCTTACCATTTCGGTCAGGCAGGATGCCGCCTGTTTCAGCATGGACAGGATGTTCACATCCACCGTGATCTGCGGTGCATGGGGAGCGGAGTGAAAAGGAATCGTGTTATTCATAGGCGTTACCTCGTATAATAAAATAGTAGTATTTATAGACCGCTCTCCAGCGGAATGCTACAATAGTTTCAGGGTGCTGTGGA